GGCGGCATCCTTGCGCTGGCCGGTTTCCATTTCGTGGCTCATCAGAACCTTGACTTCGGTAACGCCGTCCTTGTTGGCGGCGCGGATTTTCATCGGATTGCCCATGTTTCTATCTCCTTGAATTCGTGTCGATTAGCCGCCGCAGCCCAAAAAGATGGCCCGCCAGATGGCGGGCCATTCCCATTACTTGCCGTTCGACTTGACCAGGCCGCGATAGTCGAGAGCAGAAACCCCCGCATCGATGCGAACCTTGGTGGTCACGCCGTCAACGGTGAAGCCTTCCTGCTGCTCAATCCAGGGCGCATCCATGCCGTCCAGATAGGCAACCTCAACCGTGTCGCCACCCTGCGCAGCCAGGAACCACTGGGCCACATCGCTATCGGAGAGGCGCGGCTCACCGATCACCTCGGCGAAGCCCTTGAGCGGGTTGCTGATGCCGGAGTTGGCATCGGCACCGGGGACGGAGGTGCTGTTGATCAGCTGGAGCGCGGTATCTTCCAGCTCAATCGGCACCAGAACAAAGCCCGGGCGGATGTTGAGAGCGCGACCCTTGCCACCTTCTGCGGCCGCCTTCTGGCTGCGCATCAGCGCCTTGGCAGCAGAGAGTGCCTTGATGCTCATGGCAGAGTCTGCGCCGCTCAGCAGGTTGTGGTGATCGGCGTGGAACAACTGCTTGTTGTCCGGCATCTTGATGTTCTGGGTCAACACGGCATAGACCAGATCTGCGATGGTGCCACGCGCCGCCGCCCCCATCAGTTTCGGGATGCGGGTCAGCAGGTCGAGGTCATCGTTGATGATCGCCTGGCGGGTGATGCAGAACAGCTCGCCGTAGGTCGCCAGCTGGATGGTGGCACCGGTGTCGTTCAGGGTGATGTGCTTGTACTCAGCACCCTCGCGCACTTTGCGCAGGCTGGCGATATCACCCAAGCCGACACGCTGGGCTACCTTGAAGTCGGACAAGGTGCCCTTGCGCGTCCACTTCTCGAAGGTCTCGTTGGCGGATTCCCAACCTTCCAGCACTGACTTGTTGGAGACATCCATCAGGATCTTGCCAAAGTCGGAACTGGTGTGGGTGAAGGCCATGCCGACATAGTTCATCGGGCTCATGCCGGAGGTGGATACCCCGCGACCTTCCAGTGATGCCCGCGCCAGCTCGCGCAAGCTGAAACCGTCATAGCGGTTGTCACGCTCTTTCTCTGCATGACCACAGCGGGCCATCAGGGAGGCGCGAACAGAGTCGCCGATCAGGTTGCCGTTGCCAGCGTGGATATGCACGGTGGAACCCAGCGGGCCGGTTTCACTGGCGCCGGTGCCCAGCGCGGCCTTGATTTTCTCTTTAGCGGCTGCGGCGGAAACATCCATATCAGCCAGGCACTCGGCCATCAGCTCAGGGAAGCGGCCGCCGGTCAGCGCAAACAGATCCTGAATGTCATTGCGGCGAGCCTGCTCCTGTCGCTTGAAGGCAGCGACAGCATCATCACCAGCGGGCTGCTGGGGTTGGCCAGGCAAAACGGCGGTCGTGGTGGGATTGGCCGGTACAGGAGCAGCTGTGCCAGCGTTCGCTTTGGCGCCGAACAGGGTTCGGGCCTGGGTAGGCATGTTGTTAAAGTCTTTCATCTTGTTCTCGTTCACGTAGGCGGCAGCCGAGATCGGCTCTTCCAGGACATCGACAAACCCCATCTCTTTGGCCTGCAGGCCATCGAGCCAGGTATCTGCCGACAGTAGCGCGGCCAGCTCCTCTCGGGGCTTGCCGGTTTTCTTCTCGTAGGCGTTGAGCAGCAGCGCCTCGTTGCGATCCAGCCAATCGGCCAGATCTCGCAAGTCGTCCGCATTGCCGACTGCGCCAGACCACGGCTTGTGGATCATCACCCAGGCATTGCTCGGCATATGCACGGTGGCATTGGGCAGGCAGAGAATGACCGAGGCCATACTGGCCGCCAGGCCATCGTTCCAGATGTCGATCTTGCAGGTGAGGCGGGCCAGGGTGTTGTAGATGGCAAACCCGTCCATCACATCTTCGCCGGGGCTGTGAATGTGCAGATTGATTTGCTTGGCACTAAACACCCCGGCGGCCTTGCAGTCCGAGATGAATTGTTGAGCCGACACACCCCAGTAGCCGATCACGTCATAGATGTAGATCTCTACCGTGGGCTCTGAGGCGGCCAGGGCGTTGATGGTGTACCAGCTGCGGGGGCTCTGGTTATCGGCGGCGGGTTGGTCGCTGGCGGCCTCCGCTCGCGCTGGCATCAGCGCGGTCTGGACCGCCGCCGTCAGGTGGTGCTTTTTCACTGGGTTGTGCTCCTGGATCATTGGCTGGGTTGGAATCGGTGATGACGTTGTTTTGCTTCTCCCATTCCAGTTCGGAAAGACGCTGGTCCCGCACCTCGTCAGGGTTCCTGTTGCGAGCCCGGATCCACTCAGTCACCGTGCCAGCACTACCACGAATCACAGCTCTCCAGCCGTTGGCCTCACGCTCCGGGTCAATCCAGGGCATGACTGGCGCCAGATAGATGGCATCGAACAGGGTTTTCATATCCAGCTCGGGAGGCAGCTTGAGCGGGTCTTTGCTGCGCAGGGTTTCGGCCAGCAACCAATCCCGATAAACAGGGCGCGACCAGTTGGCCACAAACTCATCCTGCAGCACGGCAAAGCCTTCCCACCCCTCAACCAGCTCCTGGCGCTGGGCGGAATAGGTGCCGTCATAGTCGCGGGCCACGCTCGAATACTGGCTGCGGGTGCCAGCACAGGATGAGCGCAGCTGACCCGATCGCCAGACGTTCAGAGCGGTGTTTGGCCGGTTGGACTGGATAACCCCGACATCCTCGCCGGGGCGCAGGTCGTCAAAGGTCATGCCCGGCGTGATGTCGATCATTCGCTGCGCTTGCGCGGGTGAACCATCTGGCGGCGCCTGGTATCCCTCCGGGTGTTCCTTCTTGATGAAGAAGGCGAGCGAGGCACTGATCCGAGCTGCCACACGATCGGCCTCCTCCACCGACTTGAGGTCAGCGAGGCGAGTGATGACACCGTGCAGCAGCGTAACGCCGCGCAGCTGATGGATCCGCTTGCGCAGGGCCAGGTGATACATCTCGCTGGCTTCAACCTCCTTGGTGCGGTAGCGATAGCCCTGCATCTCGCCGGGGTGATCGAACATCACAAAGTAGGATTTCGGACGGCGCCAGGCATCGACCTTGATCCCCTGCCTGACCCCATCCGCCACGCTGTTCATCTCGAACGGCACAAAGTCAGGCTCCAGCACCTCCACCGAAAAGGGGGTGTCAGAATGATGCTGATAGCCCTTGATGGTGCCGAGCAGGCGGCGGCCAAACACCTCGCCATCGCGCAACCAGGTACGACAGACCAGGCGCTCCATGGCGGGACGGGTGTAGGTGCCGGTGGTTTCCGGTTTGAGTGACCAGGCAGCCCAGCGGCGGCGGATATCCTTGGCGAGGTCATCCAGCAACTGTCCATCGACCGAGCGGGGCTGCGGCTCGATCTGGATGCCTTTGCCGCCGACAATCCGCTCCTCCATCTTGTCGAGAAGGCCGATCACAATGTCATGGTTTTCGTCCAGGGCTCTGGCCTGCTCGCGCAAGCTGATCGCCGATTGCTGGGTGGCCACGTTGGCGCCACGCCGTTCCCGCTTGGCCTGATGGGTTCTAGACGGCATTGCCGCCTCGTAGGCCATCATTCGCAAGCGGTCGCGCATCCGGTTGGCTGCCCAGCCGGGGGAGATAAACCCGACCAACTTATCTATGGCTCTCATGTAAACCTCGCGGCGGCATAGGGCTGACGGGCAGGGTTGGCCACGCTGGCGCGGCGCTGCTCCCACTCCCGCCGACCAGAGCGGAGTTCGTTGAGGTTTTCAGAGGTCACAGTGCGGCCCTGGAACGTTACCTGCTTGCCGGCCAGCACATCGCGCTCGGCCTGCAGGTACAGCTCGATCATGCTGTCGATATCGCTCAGCTTCACAGCCAGCCTCCTGAGTTTGTGCCGAGCCAGCTGTTGCCTGCTGCCGTGGGTCTTGGCTGCGGGCGGGATACCGGCTCGGCGTGGTTGATAGTGGTTGGCTGATGCCGGGCGACCAGGCGCCAGCCTTTGTGCTGGACGCCAAGGCGCACGGCGGCCAGTGAGTAACCCGCGCAGTCAGTGGGCTCGTTGCGGGCGCCGGATGGGTTAACCCAGCGATAGACGCGGCGGCCCTTGATAAACTCCAGCCGCTTTCGCTCACAGGTCAGACCCTTGAAATAGTGTTCATCTGCCCACTCGGCGACAGGGTGGTGCCGGTAACCAGGCAGCGGCCCGGATAGCGATGCAGGCACATCGGCCAGGCGGGCGTAGATCACGTCCTTGGCGGTGTCGGTGCCGACCTCCGACAGGTAAACACCCTGCCGGTTCTTCTTGCGCGGGAAGGTGATGATGGGTTTGCCCATCACCGTGGCCCCCTTGATAGGGATATATTTGCGCGGGTTGCGGCGACAGAACTGATAGACCTCATCGGTGTAGTGACCACCCGAGTCAATCAGCACCAGGCCGATATCCATCACCTCACCGTTGGCCTTGATAAACTGGCGCGAGAACTGCTCGTGCAGTCGATCCCAGATCTCGGTGTGCCCGAGGTTGCCGTACAGGCGCTGGTAGTCGATCACCCAATGCTCCTCCCCCACGCCCCAGCCGGTGATCTCGAACTCGAAACGGTCATCCTGGGTATCAGCCCCGACAGTGATATAGAGCACCCCATCAGGGACGGGGTGCGGCCATACCTCGCGGCGGGCGGCAAGCGCCTCCCACTCCAGTTTCTCACCGGTCTCCTCTTCCCAGGTCTCGCCCAGCGTGGTGTTGACGAAGGTCTTTAGCTTGCCCTGGTCATCCTTCGCTTTGAGGAAGTCAGAGACAATCCGCACCCATGTCGTCAGCGGGCTGTAGGCCGTCCAGATATGGAAGGTCACCGACTCGGGAGGAGGGATCGGTTGGTCATCACTGTCGAACCAGTCGATGGAGTCCCGCGTCCAGATGCCGGTGCGCTCGCAGATCCAGCGTTCCACCGTCTCGTAATCCATCTCATGCTGGCGAATGGCGCAGCCATTTGCCTCGCACAGATAGAACGCCGAGTTGTGGTTGTTACCGTCCCACTTGATGCCGAACTCGGCATCGGGGCCGCCCCACTTGAGGTACTGCTCTGCATGGCAATGTGGGCACTTCACGTGATAACGCATCAGGTGCTGCGATTCGCTGGCCGCCCGCTCTATCTGGCACTGCCCCGCGATCTTGGGGGTAGAGCCACGGATTGATTTGGGGTGGGTCGAGCCCTCCATCCGCTTGTCACCGAGGAACGTGGGCGAACCCTCGTGATCGATGTCAGCATCGAAGGCGGCCAGCTCGTCATAGATACCGAAGTCGGGAGAGGCTTCTCGGTAGTTTGCCGCCGCTTTACCACCCCGGATCTCTAACCCTCGCCCGTTGGCGAATCGCTTGAGCTCCAGCGTGTTGTCTTTGTGCTTCTTCCCATACCAGGGCGCGAGCGCCTTTAGTCTGGGGACATCACGGATCATGGGATCAACGTGCTTTTTGACGAACTTTTCAGCATCACCATCAGTGGGATGCCAGATCAGTCCGTTGCGCTTCTTGTGCTCCAACAGGTAAGCCGCCACACCGAGCAGCATCTTGGTGTAACCAACCCGCGCCGACTTGACGAAATTGACCTCTCGAATGTCGTCATTGGCCATCGCGTTGATGATGGCCACCTGGAACGGCAGCGACTTCCAGCGGCCCTCCTGATAGGAGGACTCCACCGGCAGGTAGTAATGGTCATCCATCCACTCGGCGGCGGTCTGCACCGGCGGCCTGAGCAGGGCTGACAGCCCAAGGTTTACGGCAGCCGCCAGGCTACTTACTTGTGCTGTCGATATATTCATCCAGTAACTCCGGCAGCAGATCACCCAGGGAGGCCGCCTCGTTGCTGGCTATGACCAGTTCGCGCTGGAGCCCCTCGATGTGCTTGGTCTGCAATTCGGGATAACGGCGGCGCATAGTGAGTGGAACGGTGTCGAGCAGACTGCTGACCTTTGCGGCGATGCGCGTCAGAGCGAACGTTGCAAACTCGGTCGGCACCTGATGGCGCTCAGCGATCCGGTTCTCGCGCTCGGCCTTGTCGGCCTGCTCCTTGGTGAGCCTCCACCGTTGGAAGTCCAATTGATCCTCATCCATGTCTTGAGGATCCGTTGGTTGGTGTTTTTGGATCGCGTTCTCGATCCGGTTATCCACAACCGAGCGCACATCAAAGTAAACGTTGCGCCCGATCTTTTTTACTGGCTTAACTCCCCACTTATCAAAGGCTTGCACCGAGATCCCCAGGCTTGCAGCCATGTCGGATTTTTTCAGCCAGCCAGGCGCAGGGCGATCCTTGTCTGATGGCTCTGACATGAAAACAACAACCTCACTTCTTGGGGTTTCATATGTAGTGAAAAACTGCGCCTCGTCCGACCCGTCGAGGACGGGGGCTGGGGGGAGTACCTTTGACCTAGGGGGTGGGGTATTGCGGTAGTTG